GAGTAACACATGGACGCAGAAGTTATTGAACCGCAAGAAGCCGTATCAACAGATAAGCTCATAGAGGCTTACGTAAAAATACGTGACATTCGCACAGAAGCAAAGCAGGAGTTTGAGTCGAAGGATGAAGAGTTTGCCAAGCAGTTGAAAGTGCTTGAGCTAGAGTTACTGGACATCTGTAAGGCCCAAGGTGCCGACAGCATTAAAACAAGAGCCGGTACCGCAATACGTTCTATCAAGAGTAAGTATTGGACGGGTGATTGGGATAGTATGTACAACTTCATTCGTGAGAATGATGCGTTCTTGCTGCTAGAGAAACGCCTACATCAAACCAACATGCGTCAGTTCTTAGATGAAAACCCCGACCTTAAACCGGCTGGGTTAAACATAGACAGTGAGTATGCAGTTACTGTCCGTCGTAGCAAAAACTAAGAGGATTATATGACTACTGAATTGAGTTTGTTTCAAGATGCCCTTCCCGACTTTCTGAAGAATGCGGAACCCGATGCGCTGACCAAGTCGCTTGCCGGTAACACGGGAAACAAACGTATCTCCATCAGAGGTAACGTGTTTCGTATGATTGTTGGCGGGGAAGAAGTGCGTAAGTCAGACTCGCGTTCGTTGCAGTTCATTATTGTTAACGGGTCTCCGCATGTCGCACGTCAGTTTTATGCAGGTGCGTATGATGCCGACAACAAAGCAGCGCCGGATTGCTGGTCGTTAGACGGCAAGAAACCTGATGCTACTGCCGGTAATCCACAGCATACCGACTGTGATACGTGTCCGCAGAACATCAAAGGGTCAGGGCAGGGGGGTAGTAGGGCTTGTCGTTTCCTGCGCCGGTTAGCTGTTATGTTGCCCGATGCCCCTGATGTGTATCAGATGGTTGTTCCGTCGCAGTCGATCTTCGGCAAGGGTGATAAGAACAGTATGCCGTTTGATCAGTATGTGAAATACGTTGCTTCTAACCGCCGTAATATCAACACGGTGATTACTCAGGCTACCTTTGATACGGATAGCGCCACACCTAAGTTGTTCTTCGACGCCGTGGCCCATGTCAACAAAGAGCAGTATGAGATGGCGATAGTAGCCGGTGAGACAGACGAAGCCAAACGCGCTATCTCTTACACGGTGGCGCAGACGGATGGTGTTACCAATAAGAAGGCTCTTCCTAAACCCGCTGAAGAAAGCGCCGAAGAGAGTGTTGAAGAAGCCGAGGTTGCCGAGCCTAAGAAGCGTGAAGGTAAAGCCTCCAAAGCCGAACCCGCACCAAAGAAAGACCTTCAGGACATCATGAAGCAATGGGCTGAGTGACATGGATGGGTACAGCAAGAGATTGATTGATGACAACAGAGCGGCTAAAGCAACCCATATTGGGGTTAAGCTTGGACGTTTGTGTATAAAGATGGATATCCCCGTGACTCACGTAGCCGAATACTGCGGTGTATCGCGTATGACGGTATACAATTGGTTTAAAGGGCTTACCTATCCGCGTACCAAAGTTGCGCCGATCCTGTTGAAGTTAACAGACAAGCTTGCTTCCCGCTCTACTTGACGTTTGATTCGTGTCTAATAGGCAACGGGCTAACTACCCGTTGCTTTTTCATCTATAGGCCATGCTATGACAGACCTACTAGCCCAAGTATTGCCATCCGAAGGGTGGTATTGCATTATTGGGTTGCAGCAGGGCAGCATGCCGAAGCAACAATTTGTTGAGACACTGAACGACGCCAATGTAGAAGCTAAGAAGCTATCTATGGCAGACTATGATGTCTACTTCGGTTGCGCCAAGTATCGTGATAAAGGCAGTAGGGCAAAAACAAATGCTGCGTATTTCAAATCTTTTTGGCTAGACATAGACTGCGGCGCGACTAAGCCGTATGCAACACAAGCTGACGGTATAGAAGCACTAAAGAAGTTCTGCGGCACGTTCAAGCTGCCTCGTCCCACACTGGTTAACTCCGGCAGGGGGGTGCATGTCTATTGGACTCTTACCGCTACGATAAGTCAGGAAGAGTGGATACCAGTTGCCGAGAAGCTTAAAGAGTCCTGTGTATCCGCAGGGCTACACGCAGACCCAGTTGTTACCGCTGACGCCGCACGTATTTTAAGGGTTCCACAAACATACAACCGCAAAGACCCATCAAACCCCGCAATCGTCGAGGTGCTGTATGAGGGTGCGCCGACGGACTACAACACTTTTCGTAGCCTATTTGGAGTAACGCAGTCGGTTCCGTTTCAGCCGCCTGTAACTAACTCCCTGAACGCTCTAACCCTGTCGTTGATGGGTAACCGTATCTCTATATTCAAGACAATCATGGAGAAGACGGCGGAGGGTAAGGGTTGTGAACAGATATATAACATAGTTGTAAATCAGACTACTTTAGAAGAGCCGTTGTGGAGAGCAGGGTTGTCCATAGCTCACCGCTGTGAAGATCGTGCAACAGCTATACACAACATGTCTAAACTCCATCCGGGGTATGACGCAGCGAATACAGAACAAAAAGCAGAAGGCACGGAGGGGCCATATTTATGCAACACGTTTGAACGGATAAACCCGTCAGGGTGCGCGAACTGCCCCCACAAAGGCAAGATTAGCAGCCCCATAGTGTTAGGGCATGACATTGCCAGAGAAGAAGAGGGAGATGAGCCAGCCCCAGAGGATGCCCTTGATGACACAGAACGGGAACGGTTAAGTATCAAGCCACAGCTTCCGTGGCCGTATTTCAGAGGTAAGCAGGGCGGTATATACAGGGAAGTACAGGATGACGAGCCAGCCCTTGTATACGAGCATGACCTGATAGTAGTGCAGCGGTTGAATGACCCGAAGGAGGGTGAGTGTGCCTTACTGAAGCGGTTCTTGCCAAAGGAAGGTTGGAAGGAGTTTACGATTCCGAACTACTCACTCACTTCTAAAGATGAGCTACGGCGGGAAATCTCTAAGAAAGGGATCATAGCTCACCCAAAAGCATACGACGGAATCATGGCTTACATAGTTGATTCACTAAAAAACCTACAAGTTACCAAAAGGGCAGATGAGATGAGAACGCAGTTTGGCTGGGCTGATGAGGATAGTAAATTTATTTTGGGGGAGCGGGAAATCGCCCCTACAAGCGTTTGTTATAGCCCCCCTTCAAGTTCAACGCTAGAGATAGCTAGATACATGGAGCCGAAGGGGTCGTTTGAGGTATGGAAGGACGTGTTCAACACCTATTCGATGGAGGGTTTTGAACCCCATGCTTTTGCAGCATTGTCGGCTTTCGGTTCTCCGTTGTTGAAGTTTTTGGATTTGAAAGGGTGCTTAATCAACTTGATCAACACCACGTCTGGCACCGGCAAGTCTACTATTCTGCGTATGGCAAGCAGCGTATACGGGCATCCTGAAGAAATGCTGCTGACTTGGAAGGACACCTACAACTCTATCATCAACAGGGCAGGGGTGATGAATAACCTGATGCTTGGGATTGATGAGATTACTAAGATGAAAGCAGAATTGTTCTCTGATCTGGCGTATAGCATCACGCAGGGACGGGGCAAGAACCGTATGAAGCAGTCGGCAAACGAGGAGCGGTTGAACCTAACCAAGTGGGCCAACCTGTGGGTGTCTACTTCCAACGCTAGTTTTCGGGATAAGCTGAGTTCGCTGAAGGATACGCCCGACGGCGAGATGATGCGGATGATTGAATACAAGATCGACCTGACCAGCAATTTGAGCAAGGCCGAGGCTGACTCCCGTTTTAATCTGTTGTTCTCTAACTACGGTCATGCAATGGAGCCGTATATGCGGTATGTCGTGCCTAATCTGGAGGCAGTGCTTTCGGTGGTTAGGCGCATCCAGATTAAGCTAGATGCAGATGTTGGGTTAGAGAGTCGGGAACGGTTCTGGTCAGCAAGTGCGGCCTGTAATATCGCGGGGGGGATCATCTCCCAAAACTTGAACCTGCATAACTTTGATATGAAACGGGTTTACGGGTTTGTCGTGCCTATGCTGGCCGAGTCTAAAAAGACCATGCTTACACCCGTGTTAGACGTAGGTAGCATCATCGGAGAGTTTGTTAACAAACATATAAGCAACATCTTGGTGGTAGACGGAATGTCAGACATGCGTACGGGGCTTATTCGTCCGCCCTCCAAAGAACCGCACGGGGAGTTACTTATACGTTACGAACCCGACACCAAGCAGCTTTCCGTAGAACGTAAAGAGTTTAGGAAGTTTTGTGCAGAGCATCAGATTACATACGCCGAGGTTATAAAGCGCACACAGGAAAGCAATATCTTTGTGGCGGACAAGAAAAAACATCTTACAAAAGGCACCAGCCTCGTTG